CCACGAATAACGAATGGAATACGAGGACTATCTTTCATGCGCAGATCGTAACGATCTTTTGTCAGGTAAACGATTTTTACGAACTCGCCTTTTTCAAGTTCAAGATCGTATTCGTCTGACGCATCATCAATCGCAAGTTTCTTGCCGTTGTATTTCAGATACTTTGGCGCAGCACTTTCAGAACTAATCTCAAGTGCGCCATTGGCACGGCTGGAACTTTCAGCATACGCTTTAGCAACTTGCATCGCGGTTGCCATATCGTAGCAAATGCTTTCGCTTTGAGGCGGCACAAGTTCCAGATGAATTGCGTTGCTTGAACTCATGAACACGCTTTTGTTATCGTCGCGAGTACCAGCAAAGTGCAGGCCGCTGATACGCTCAACCATATCAGCGCTTACGCTTTCGTGTTGGATAGTTTGGCCAGGCACAATCTCAGTGATTTCGCCGCCATGCCAAACATAAGCCGCATACTGACTATGCCCGATAAAATGCTCACCAACTTTTGAGATAGAGCGCGGATAAATTCCCAAATCGGAAATTACGTGTTTTTGTTTCTGCTTAATCATGACGATTCCTTATAAGGAAATTTTACGCATAGAGCATTGCTGCAAAAGTCGCAGATTACCAAGCATAACGTTATACGCGCTTGAGCCATACGTTTGAAAAAGTTTCTGAGGGATGAATGTTCCAAAGTAGAAAGAGTTATCCTGCAACTGCGTGATTTCCGTTCCTACATTTTTATCCATGTCATCCACGATCCAAACCCACGGTTCCGCAAAGAAACGGTTGTCGCGAGAATGAATGCGATAGCCAACAGCCATGTTACGACCGCGACTATTAAAGCTGAACAAATCAACTGTTCGTGAGTTAAGTTGCTTTTGAACAGTGAACAACGCAAGGGTACGAAACTTCTCAGAAAACTGAGGAATGTGCGCGTTGTCTTTTTCGATTTGTTCGAGGATTTTGTTTTGCTGATCGCGTGAAAGTTTTCCGTAAAGTTTTACTGAGAAAGACATTTCAAAATCTCCCCTACGATTTCGGCAGGAGTAATATTGTCCGTTTCAAAGTGCATGTCGTAGCCGCCGGGGAAGTTCTTATAGCGCTCGGTCAGTTCTTCGTATGCTTCTTTGGATTTCAAACGACGTTCAATATTATCCGAACCTTCGCGTTTTTCGCCACGGCGTGACAGATAAGTTTCGTAGCTGCATGACAGCAACACAGAAATAGTTGGCACATCCGGATTCAGCAAGTTGACCGTGCGATCATACATCACCTGAGTAATATCATCTTTGACCTGATAAACCCACGTTGACGGATAGCCGCGATCTGAAATGATAATGTCAGCCTGCGATGCTTCCAACATATCCATAAGCGCACTACGCGCTGTCAGGAAAATTAAAAGTTCTGTCAGGTTGCTGCGCGGTTCCGGATCATCCAGTGCGATAGAGCGGAGTTTCTCAGCCAGCGGAGTTGAACCGGGTTCGTGAACACGCAAAACATTGTGACCACGCAAACGCAAAGTAGTCTCCAGAACTTCGGCAGTAGTTGATTTACCGCCGCCATCCAGACCTTCCAAACGAACAATCTTTTTCATTGTGCTACCTAAATGTGCCTCCACGCCATGCCGCGTGAATTAGTAAACGGGAAAGAACTTTGTTTGATGCTTGATGCAGAGTTGCATTCTTTTTTACTTTAGCTTTACCCATCGGGCTTACACAAATCAAACCTGCGCCGCTTCCTGCGATACGTGCAAGAATCTTTTCACCGTGAGTCTCAAACAAACGTTCTGAAATAACGAAATAAAACTTGTTGCAAAATTCAAAGTATTTGTGCCATTTCTTATCGCTAGAAAAGTCAGCCCAACTACTCTTAACCTCAGAGATTACTACATTGCACTTTGTATTGAGTGACCAAACATCCGCACGTAAATTGCCACGTTTGTTTAATCCAAATTCAATGTGGTTCGAAAATCTCTTATCAATCCAGTAGCCAACAATTGCCTTCGTTAAAAACTGCGTTGTCTCACCACGCGACAAACTTACGAATTCAATTGCTGGCACCAGAAAATTACGCCGCTTACGTCGCACCGTCATCCAGCTTTTTGAGCGCTTGTTTTAAAATAGGCTTCCAATCACGATCAATTTTCTTGAGCGCGTCTTCTGCACTAAACCAGCGACGTTCGCGTTGATGTACTTCAAGATAGTTCGACATTTCTTGATGAACTTCCATCAGAAACCACGTAACTTTTTGAAGGCGTCCGGTACTTCCTTTAACGTATTCCATCTTAGCAATTTTCTTGCCGGGAACACCACGCAAGCCTGCTTCTTCCATCGCTTCTTTTAGTGCGCTGGCTTCCAGAGACAAATCAGGTTCTTTACCGCCTTTCGGCAGTCCCCAATTTTTTGCGTGTTTGGTGCGGATCATACAAATTTCAAGTTCGCCAGTTTCAGACCAGCGATACGGAATGACGCCGCTTTGCTTTCGCGGTTTGCGTCCGTCACCTTCCTGCATGGTAAGAAAAACTTTCATAGGTAGTCACTCGCTCTCGGTTTTGGTTCGTGCCAGTTCCAAGCGCGGTCTACCCAAAAACCTGCTTTCGAAAGTTCGTCGATTGCAGCGTGGATAGACATAGAACTTGCAGCAACGTATTCAATAACCGTGTTGCCAACGTTATAGCCGTAACGATAGTTATCGAAACAATACGCGAATGAACTTTTCTTTGGATCAAAGATTGGCTCTCCGGCTTCATCAACAACCAACGCACTACACGGCGCACCGTTTGCAGTAGTCGAAAGAATAACGATACGAGCGTGAGGCTTTTCTTTATAGATACGCTGAACATAAAGAGCGCATTCTGCAAACGCAGTAGCGATGATCGCAGCGCGGCTATCGCCATACTGAAACGCATCTTCTTTGATGTTACGAGCGCCTGTTAAATTGAATGCGGAAGCAGCCACCATAATAGCTAACGAGCGCGGTTCAATCTGAGTTGCAAATGTACCTGTTCCAAAAACTTCTGGAAACGTTCTCATGACTTTCTCCCAATTCGAATTGTCCTTTTCAAATTAGCGAGTTCGGGCAGCGGATTATCTGCATCTTTGCAGAAGTGCGCACAGGCAAGCCAATTTGAACGGCATATTTTGCAGGTTGTTTTTTACGAGTCCAGTTCACGTTAACTTTTGCAATCTGAACTATAGCGCTATCTGCGAATTTTCCGCGCAGAATAAGAAAATGGCTCCCATGCGGAAGCCCTAATCTTTTCGTTGTGCTACAGACCAGCTTAAAAAGGTTTCGTGCATGAATCTCAGTTAAAGGCTCATCACAGAAAACTTTAATCAAAAGCAAAGCCGATTTCTCCAGCCATGTTAGCCATAGTGAAACTGGCGTCACACATTTCTTTGTTCTCCACGCTGCGACTAACACCGTCACCAAACAGATGAGCAATGATCGCGTGGTTGTTGGAGAAACTTTTAATGTCCGAAAGCGAACCGATCAGAATCGTTTTCTTATCCAGAATCGCTTTGTCTGTAAACAGAACGTGAGAGTCAATGCGGCCTGCGCCTACCCAAATAACAGACGCGGTATAGGAACGCATCGGATTTGGCTCACGATCTTCTTCCAGAATTTCAATCTGGATTTCGTCAGTTGAAAAACGTTGCTCCAGACTGCAAAGAATGCAGTTACGATTTTCAGGACGGCGCGAACGAGGCACAGGAATGTATTGCAGGTTGCAGTTGAAACTGTGTGCGTCGGTAATGTAAGTTCCGTTTTCAAATTCAACGTCTTCACTTTCCAGCGCGTAAATGGATGCAAGATTTTCGCGAACGATTCCTGCCCATTTATTTTGCAGTTCCACATCGTTGCGGCCTTGCAAAGTTACATCCGCAAGCACACACTGCAAACGCCCATCAGCAATAAAGTTGACGATTAATTTTTTATAGAGTTGGTACATGGTAAGAGTTCCTTAGTTGAGATCTATGCGACCAGCATTAACTTTGTATTTGCTACCCGCTTTGTGAGTGACTTCACCTTTAACTTCAAGGTTATCGCTTCCGTGAACAATTGTTTTACGGTTTCCGCGAACCTCAACTGTTTGGTTTCCTTTGATCAGCGTGTACTGATTACCCGCAGCGCCCTTTGCAGAGCCAGCAAACTTGATTCGTTTTTTCTGATTAGAGTCGAGTGACTTTGCAATCATCACAGGATCTTGCAGGATATAAGCAGGCACATCTGATTTTTTGTCAGAAACAATTAGCTGTTGGTTTCCGATGATGGTTTGATTCACATCGCCAAAAATCGTAAAGTGAAAATCGCCGCCATGCGTGATAAAAATCTCACGCGTCATTCTGTCTATAATCAGTTGCGTAGCGCTACTTAAACGCTGTACCAAACGATGCGGATAGTTGACTTTGGCCTCTGGTAACATGTCGGCTTCTGTGATATGCGAACGCAATTCATAAATACCTGAATACATGTCTCCTGTAGGAAACTTTACAGTTATTTTAGAATTTCTTTGCGGAATATTTATTGTTCCGAAAGCGTGAATATCATTTCCACCTTTGTATCCTTCAACTTGATTCATCGACGGACGAATCCACGGAAGTTGGCTGTCTTCAATGTCATCAAAGATCCCAACAACACGCGCTCTTACCTGAGCAATTTCTTTTGGATCGTTGTTATCAACAACAACTGCTTCATATTCCATGTTAGGATCAATTCCTTTTTTCCCAACATGGCCGTTAAGATTCATCATGCGCCTGCCCTCGGTAAATACATTTCAAGTTTCTCGCCATTAGGCGCACCAAACTTGCTACTGCCGTCTACTGTTCCGTCGCCCATACTGCACAACAGGTTACGAAGATTTTCTTCTGCCTGTCGAATCAGTTGCGAAAGATTTGTTGAAGGGCCAAACAGTTTTGAAATTGAACTTGCATCCAAACATCTGTCAGGCAATTCATCTTTAACAGCGCGTTGCAGATCGTTAAGTTTGTTGCTTACACAGCTTTGTGAAAACTGTGGGCCACCCATGTAATAATCAGGAATGTCGCCGTTAGCAATCAATCCGTTTATGTCATCGGTAAAGCCGCCTAACATCCCTTCCATCTGATCGATACGGTTCGCAAGAGAACTCAAAATGCTGGGGCCGAAATCAATCGCAATGTTGATACTCAGTTTTTCAAGACTGTTCAGAACGTCACACACGCCAGCAAGAAAACGCGCCATGTTAAATTCTTTCATCAGCGAGTTAAGCATGTCTGCGCCTTCACCGTACTTTTCAGCCAGTTCCGGAAAACTGAAAATGTCGCTATCGGTTTTAAACTGATCGAGCATTACGTTTAAACGCAATTCGTGATTAGAAAAAATGTTGTCGATAGGACTCAAGCTATCCAGAGCCTGCTTGATGTTTGGGTTAATCTGGAACGGACGTAGAATACTTGCTACGGTTGCCTTTGGAATGCTGAGAATGTTTTTGCCGCCGCCGATATTTGTTTCGCCCTTCACGCCAGTAAAGTTACGTGCCAGCAAATAAGTTTCAGCGTACGCACTGCCTTGATAGCTGCGCGTTATTCCAATCACGATCCAGTTGCCGGAAGTTTTGTAATCCAGAACACCAGCGCCATCTTTCTGAGGAAAACAGCTTCGGACTTCGACGCAATCCAGCAAACGAATATTTGAAACGCCGCCAACATACAAGGCACGGGCAGTTTCAGTATACGCCATGCTTTGACGCTTCCAGTTGTAATAGGCTTGCTGAAAGTTTTTGTGCAGGTTGCTATCGTTGGTAGGACGAGCGTAAGCCTGCCGTGTTCCAACAATCCCCTCGCGAATATCGCTGTTAACGTTTAACGGATCTTTTCCTTTGACGCTAACGCCTTTCAGTTCATTTATTTTGCCGTCACTACTGTTCCACAACAAACGTTCGCCGTAGTTGCTCACACCGTTCATCACGCCGCTTGAGCTTTTAGGACGAAACTCTTTTAAAGGATACTGACCGCGTTCAGCTTCCACGTTGAAACAGAAAATGTGCTGCGCGTCTTTTTGCAGTTCCTCGTTAACGTTTCGAACAATCATGGATCTGTCGTTGGTCAACGCAACTTTGGGAAGCGCTTCGTCATCAATCCAGATATGCTGTTCGATTTCGTGCATGAAACGTTTTGGGCTTTGCGCGGCGCTAAGCCACAACATGTTGTCGTCTGTTTGCACGTTACTATCAAGAGTTAATCCGCATTGATCGCAAATCTTTTGCAACGCCTGAATGCTTGTGCCGCGTACGCTGAAACCTGCCGTGTCGTAAATAAATTTCGAAGCATTGATTGCTGCAACAACACGCAAAACACGCATACCGTTTTCGTCAAACTCGCGTACGCCGATAGTTGAGAAAGTTGTGGTGAGTGCGTTTTCAATTGTGCTTCCCATCGTGATTGTGATTTGAGTTCCATCAACGATAGCGTATTTGTCACGCAAAGAGTTATTGCGATCAACAAGCACAAGAACAGCGGCGGGAATCGAAAAAGTATTTTCGAGAGTATTAACAGAGCGGATTAAGCCGGGGGAAGGTGGAAGAGATTTGCCATCTACTAAAAGAGAAATATAACCTTGTCCGTGGATTCCACCTGCGGATTCAGTAGCCATAAAAACTCCAAAGCGAAAGCGCCCCGAAAGGCGCAATCACACATTACATTGAATCGCGTATCTGTTGCAGAGCCTCAATGACGCCATCAAGAACATCTGCATCAAGCGGTAAGTTAAAACCGCCTTTGCCGATTTTCATTTCCGGATCATTTTTGGTGCAATACATTTTACGCACCGCGACAACCTGATCGCCATTGTATTCCGACTGTTCGATCTGCAAACCTGCCATCGCACCAGTACGAATAAAATCTTCTTTCGGAGATTTCTTTTTGGCTTTCTTTTCAGACTTCTTAGGCTTGCTTGCTTTAACGTCTTTTTCTAAATCGTCGTAGCCTTTCTTGATAGGGTTTTTCTTTTCCTTCTCAGAAGACTTCTTTTTAGACTTCACTTTCGGTTCGTCTTTAACAACTTTTTTGGAAGTTTTGCTACGAACAATTTTACCGTTAACGATTGGCATCAGATTGTTGTCCTTGTCACACGCTTGATTGGTTGCACAGGGCGTTTGATTGGAACTTTAATCAACATACCCGCCACCAGTTCGCTAGGATGAAACAATCCGTTCGCGATCAGAATGTGACGCCAATATGCGTTGGTTCCAAACTGTTTGAAAGAAATCATCTGTGGGTTGCCTTCCATAGATGCGTCTATTCTAACATTTACAGAATTGGAATTATCAACGTCGTCAAAGATAGTTTCTTTTAAAGCATCGCGCCCAAAACTATCAATTATTTGGGTTGAGTTTTCAGCCATTTTTTCAAGTCCTCACGCGTTACAGCAAAATAGCTCGACACGTTCAAAATAAAATCGACTGAAATTGGATTACCTGTTCCGTCTTCCCACACGTTATCAAAGTTTGCACTAACACTATCAACAACGCACGGACTCATTGAGAAAAAGTTACCAATGTCCACGGTGAAACTTTCACTATCATCAACCGGGTTTTTAAAATCGGTTCCAGCCACCTGATTAACGGAATTAATCGCAGAGCCTGCAACTTCATTTATTGGCGCTGGGCCAGGCGGCACCAGAATGCCACCTTTTTCAGAAGGCGCACACAAACTCAGAAGGCTAACAATGTTGTCTACAACTTCTGTTTTTGTATCTGTGTACGCATCCAAAAATACCGGAAGGTTAAGCGAAAGATAACTAGGGCCACTCCATTTTTTAGCACTGAAAATTTTCGCAAACGAACTAGCGCCACCAAGTGTCAGTCCAGATTGAACCGTACCAAGTGCGCCACCAGCGCCTGACAATTTTTGTTGTGCCATATCCATTAGCGACGTATCGCCAAATGGCGGCGTCCAGTTAGAAGCCAACTCGAAACCAAAATCAGGTGGAATAAATCCAGTGAAAGCAATTGTGTTCGCTTTGTTATGAATGCGAAATTTATACATCGCATCCACGTTCACAATACTATCCCTTCCTAAAGTTTCGGTTGGCTGAATAGCTGGCGCACCTGTTGATTTCATCAGGTAGTTAGCCATTACACGTATCCCACGTTAATCAGATTAAGCAGCGGATCTTCCAGAATAACAGGAATGTTATCAAGCGAAGGAGCAGCACTTGATCCGCTACCGCTTGCAGGAACCGAACGAGCGCCAGCACCGCTTGAATTGTTTGCTGATCCTTTTTGCTGTCCTGCATCCGCAACTTGTTCTACTGCAACAGGTTCCGGCATTTTCTCCAATGGAACAGCACGTTCAACATCAGGCGCAGCAGAAGGTTTCGAAGCGATAGTTTCCGAACGAACAACAGCACTTTGATCCGCATCCTTTCCAACAACAGGAGCCGCATTTGCTTTTTCGTTTCTCACAGCTTCATCAATCGCTTTATCATCTTTGCGAGTGAGTTCCGGATGAGCACGAATATAAGCGTTTTTGCGTTTCAGAAAATCGACACGTTCTTGCATACTGGCAAGTTCTTGTTCCTTTTCAGAAATGCTTTTGTTTTTCCAATCAGGTTTAGCCGTGTCTTGTGCAGGTGAAAGATTAACATCGGTCATATCAACTTTCGCTGCTTTAGGATCAATCGGTTTAGACTCAGTGGAAGTAACAATTTTTCCTGTGTCATCCGTACGCGAAGCATGAACCGTCATCATCCCATCATCAGATTTTGTTTTCGCAATTTCTGTTGGCTTGCTGTCTTCGTCTTTCTTCTGTGTTTCAGTATCAGCAATTTTATGCAGCACATCCATTTCACGGAGCGCACGGGCCGCAACGCCTTGCTGAACATCACCGCTACTGCTTCGGAAATCGTTCTGAACGTTTGCCATTTTATCTTTCTGCACTGCCTCAATGATTTCCTTTTGAGACATTTGGCTAAGATCTTTTCCTTTCAACGCACGTTCAATTTTACTCGCGCCACCATTGCCGCCGTACTGCATCGCCGTACTGTACACCATTTCCTGCACAGCGCGACTTTGCTTACTCATATCAATGCCTAAGTTTTTCTCCAAGCGTTCAGCAGCAGGAGCGTAGTTAGCACGAACGAGATATTTGTACTGCGCGTCTTCCATGTCTTTGCCGTGTGTCGCAGCAACTTGTTTGTAGCGCTCGTTAAACGCAGCAGTTCCCGGAGTAAGGCCAGAGAAATCGCCAGTGATTCCTTTTGCTTCCGGACTCGCAAGAAATTGTGCCATGCTTCCGTTGTTCGATGCAAGTTGATGTTTCCCGTAACTCACGCCACCGAAATCACCTCTGCCGCTGCTAACAGTTCCAACACCACGACCGCCACTTTCAAACTGTTCACTTACGCCGCCAATTTTATCTTTTGATAAAACACTGTCAGCGATTTCCTGCGAACGTTTAGAAGTTTGACCGGGAAATCTTACAGGGCCAGCGCCACCGTTCCACGCGTTCGCGCCTGCGCCATTTGGAATTGCGCCGCCTAAAGCCATCGGCATAAACACAGGTGGAGCGTACATATTGGCAACAGGATTATTCAGAAGACTATCTTTTCTGTCGTCTTCTTCGCGGCGTTTGCGATCATCTTTTACTGCGCTGTCAGTTTCGTTAGTTATTTTTTCTGCGACAAATCCACCGATCTTATCGCCTAAATAACTTCCAAGCAAACCGCCTAGTGTTGCGCCGATAGCAGTTCCGAAACCGGGAACGATACTGCCAAGTGCGCCACCAGCCCATGCGCCAATAGTCGCACCAGTTGCAGCGCCGCCAGTAGAAACGGCGTTGTTGATTTGTGCGTTGTGTTTCTCTTCATCGGTTAGCGTACCATCTTTGCTGATTTTGTTTGCTTCGTAAACTCCATCAGCAGCGGTAACAGCGGCACCTAAAAGTGGAACACGTTTTGATCCTGCAAGCAACATAGCGCCAGTTGTTCCGGCATCCCACATTGCATCTTGCTTGTCCTGCGCTTCCTGTTTTAAATCATCACTAACAGCTTTTTCTGCGCGTGGAGTTTCAGGCGCTTGAGTTCCGTTGTTTTGAACAGGAATGTCAGAATCGTTTTTCTGATTTTGAGCAACAGGATTATCATGTGCGCTAGATTCACCGCTTCCGTGAATATCAGTTCCATCACGTAAGTTTTCATCGGTATCGTCTTTCATAAAATGCGCAGCAGCTAAACCAGTGCCAAGCAAAGCAAGCAAGCCTAACGCTTTTCCAGCGCGACCGCGACCACGGAAACGACTACGGCCTCTGCCTCTGCGTCGAGTTCTGCGTCCGTTACGATCACGAACATCAAAATCGGCATCTTCGTTTGGCGCAGGATCATTTGGAACAGTTGCAGGAAGATTAGCGGTATCGCTTCCCGGCGGCGCTATTGAATCATCTGCTTTTGCTTCATGGTCTTGTTTGAATGCACGGTCTTGTGTCCACTTCAACCAATCAGCCAAAGTTTTCGCAACTTGTTTTGTTGATTCAGTTGATTCATCCACTGAGTGAATAAGCTGTTCGCTTGATTCACTTTGTTCTGCGAATGCAGTTTCAAGAGCCTTAACAACTTTTCCAGTTTCAGGTCTTGCTGCTTTGTTTCGCATTTCGCGATTCAATGCGCGAGAGCCAGCACCAACATACTCTTCTTCAAAAGTAAAACCATCCGGAAACTGTTCTGCCAAAGTTTTCTGGCGACGTTTTCTTTTTGGCGCACCTTGAGAAAATCCGTGAGCTTCGTCGGCATGACTCATCATAAGTTCAAGCGCAGAGAGTTGCTTTTCGGAAAGCAATGAAGCGTCCACTATTTTCTTCCTCCACGAACCGCAGCGCGTTTACGTCGTTCCTCATCAGCAGCGTTGCGATCTTTGATATAGCAACTGTACCAGTACAGAAGTTTCATCAAAGCTCCATCATCCGGAAAATAAATTTTATTGGATGCGGCTAAATCCAGCGACATATTCATGATGGATTGATCGCTGTATGAGCGCAAATGATTCAGAATTTCAATTGGCTGTGCCGATGTATACTGACGCAGGCAGTGGTTGCATTTGAATTTAGTTTCAAGTTCGCAAATACGAAACGAAACTTGTTTGGCTTTCACCAACTGAGATAAAGAGGAAAGTTTGATTGTGGTTTCTAAATCCACATCGCTATCAATCCAAATTGCCGCCTCTGCCGTTTCACCGTACTTTTCAACCAAATCAAAATGCTCAACCCATCTGCGTACCGTAGGATGTTTGTATCCTTCTGGCATTTTCTGCCACGGCTTCACTTTTATTTTTTGGTGAGCAATTTCTTCGGTGTTAAGTTTGTTGCATTCAATTTCGCGTGAACGAATACGAGGCGGTCTTGTGTAATGGCGTTCGCCACCGCTTGCGATATAAAAAGGCAGTACGCAGCGCCAGTTATAGATGCGGTGACTTTCAGGCCAACTACTTTTTTCAAACATCAGGATGAAATAACGGAAGTCTTCTAAAAGCATATCCATTAAATCAACATTCGTGAAATGCTGTAAGGTATTCACAAACATTTCGGGAAGAACATATTTCTGTGCGTTATACAATGACGGCATATAATCAATTGTGAATTGTTTTTCAATTCGCACATCAACACGTCCGGACGGGAGCGCTATCTCAAGCATAGTCGAAAATCTTCGGTTGCATATCCCACAAGCGATGACTTGTGCGGCGACACACAGGACAGCTAACTTCAAGTTCGCTAGGGATACCGTGATTGGCAGCTTTTACCCAAGCAGAAAGACGCATGAAAAGTTTCATGTCTTCTTGCTGTTCAAGCAACGCATAATTCTGATCAAAGTTTGTTCCCATGTGAGCAACAAACCAATTGAATCGACTTTCTTGTGACGCTTCGTAATTGATCATGCGAGGCAAATCAAACTCATCTGAATTGGCAGTAAGAGTTAAAACAGTCACTGCCGCCTCAGTGATTTCAGTTGCGTTATGCGCATCGCAAGGGAAAGTGTTCAATGGAACTTCGTCTTCCAGAGGTTCCTGAAACACACCGCTTTTGTGTTCAAACAAAGGCATGTGACAAACCCAATGCTGGATTAATGGAAAATCTTTGATCATAAAACGTTGCTGCAACACAAGTGCATGTGCGTCCTGAACAGTCAGCATGTCAGTTGAGATAGACAGAACTTGCGGCAATGCGTGAAGAAGAATCGGAGCCATGCTATTCTTTTCAATCGCCTCTGAAATAAATTCCAGTTCCTTTCCGCTAAACGGACGCATATCAAAACTTTCAGGCAGACCAGATTTCCATCCAACAGAAGGAAGGTGACGAGTTAAAATTTCCATTGTGTTACCCTTAAAAGATTAGACGTTGTGAATCGCATTTAAACTGCATTGAGATCATACCGCGACCGCCAGTGCCGTTAAGCGATAGCGACTGCATACCAACAGGCCAGCAACTGCGAACCTCAGACGTTGCAATTACTTTGCCTTGAATATCAAACAATGCAATGCGCAAATGTTTTTTATAAACAGACGGCATACGGAAACCGCCAGTATAAGGATTCTGAATCAGGTCTTGCCAGTTCTGAAAATATTTCATCACTGCGACTTTCTGATCGATTCCCCACTGAGAACTAAAACCATCAATGCTACTTCCATGCGGCCAGTGAATTTGCGTACTCGCAATTTCTTTCGACTTTTCCGTATAAACAGGAAATGGCAACTCGATCTCTTCACACGCAAGAGGACTAAGATTAAGTCCACCAATAACAGGAAGAGAAACGATTCGCCATTTTTCTGTAGTAAAAGGATCTGCCAAGCCGGGAGCACTCGCATCAGTTAATTCGGTAAGTGTAACGGCAGGCATAATTATTTCTCCACGACGATAAGAACCGGACGCATAGCGCCGTCGATTTTCACCATTGCGGCACCAACAATATATCCTTTTGGTAAAACTTTCAGAACAGAATCTTCAAGCGCTTTTTCCCATGCGTCTTTTGGCTTTGAACTAAACGGCGCATAAGTGTCTGTCGCATCATAGTAATTATAAGTTTCAGTTGTTGGCATCGGAACGCCTGCAAGAAACTCTAAACGATTAGCGCCAGCAAGTTTCGCTTTACGAATTTTATCCGTCAGCTTTTTATCTTCTTTACCTACGCTGTTATCCACTTCGTAGATAGTTGCTTTTGGTGCAGCGTCTTTCGGTTTTGTTGGCAGCTTAGGCTGTGCCGCAGTGCCTGCTTTCTTGCCACTAACTTTGACGCCTTTAACTTTACCGGTGAACGGACGCGAACGACCTAAAAGCGAACGTGCGATTTTAGCGTCAATCTGAAAAACAACATCGGGATCGTCACGATGCAAAACATAAATTTTGTCTTTGATAAAGCGCGTACCAAAAACATCCTTCGCATCAATATCCGCTTCAAACTCATCGTTCTCGATTGCAACTTTTCGAGCACCTTCAAAGCGATACCAATCACAATCTTCGATCTTGATTTTCGGTAAACGTGCAGAAGTGCTGATAAAAAACAACATACAGTTACCTCGAATCAAAAAGTGGGAGCCGAAGCCCCCAACTTGTTTTAGGCTTTCTCTTTAACCCAATCGAATGCCCACTCCACGTTAACCGGAATAGACTGCGCCGTTCCGTTAAACGCCAAATCAGGAACCTGCTTAGGCCACACGTTAAAGATTTCGTATTCACCTGCAATGCTACCGTCCTGTTTAAAGATACGGAAGATTGCTTTGGTGGCGTAATCTTTTTTGAACGCGCCGAGCTGAGTTTCAGTGCCGCGAACCATTTCGTGCCATTTCTCCAGTGGCTTATAAACAGCCATGTCAGAGTTTTCGTTAAACTCCGTTGAGAAACTACGAGAGAAAGTTTTACGTCCGGCATAACCAAGCTGGAAACCAAACGCTTCTTTCACAACTTCTTCTAACGTTGAACCCGGCTTCGCGCCAGTTTTACACTGGATGCGTAACATGCTGGTGTAGCTTGTGCCACCAACAGCAGCAGGAACGTTGAAGATCATTTCAAAGTTATCATCCAGTAACGGATCGCCCGTACTGGCAAATTCGGTAAGAGTTACCTTTGGCATTTTCTAAATTCTCCTTAGATTGCGCCGCGACTGACCAAATTGATCGCATACTGAATATCACCAACAGGCGGAACAATAGCGGTAACGTGGATACGTTTTGTGTAACGAACGGGATCAAGGAAAATATCAATGATCAGATCGCCACGCGCTTCATCCTGAGTTGAGTTGTTTGAGAAATCACAAACAACTGAGTACCAATCAAGGCCACGGCCTACGCGAATTGGTTCCAGAATACTTTCCATGCCAGAAATCTGCGCTTGTTTTAAAATGTCGTCGTTAGGTTCGAAGACAGCGCGTAAGTTGTTGGCACGGGCAGAGGCATGAAGCATTGCCAGCATACGACGAATACCAATATCGTTTAAAGCAGATTTGGTAGTCATTGCGGTATCGGCACCCCAAACGAAAATGCCTTCACCTTCGAAAACTGCAATCGGGTTGATTTGGTTTTCGACAAGAACATCACGATCCGGAAGTTTGAAACGATGACGAACATCAATTGCAAAATCCAGTTTACCGCGATTTAAACCAGCAGGAGCTAACCAGCTTGCGACCTGATCCGCAGTCAGCATGGTATACGCCATGCACACACTTGCAGGAACATAAAAGTCACGCGCATTGGTATTGTCACGCGCACGAACATCGCTGTTTGAAATTGCAGTCCAGCTATCCGTGATTGTGAACTCTGCGCCTTTATACGGACGAATGCCGCGACGATAAGCAACAGCAGCATCACGCGACTGAACGCTAACAGGCATACCAACACAAGAAATAACGTCCATGCGAGTTTTCGAAAGTTCGTTAATCTTGTTTGCAATTACTGGATGTTCCAGACCGCCAGCGCAGAGAATACCGCAGGCAATTTGTTCCCAATCTTCGTAATTGTTCCAGCCTTCGATTACTGCCGCGAGACTGTTGTTGGAGATCGTTTCGTCAGAGTGATCAATATCAATCGTGTCGCCAGAACTTGCGCCAACAAACTGACCGTTAATCGCTTTAGGATTTTCCGGATCGTAAGGGCCACCAGCAATCGCGTTGAACAGAACAAACTTCGGATCGTCGAGCAACTTGTAATTGTCTTCGTTCGCACGGAAACGAATACGCTTTGAGTTAACGTTGATTACGTCTTCGATATAAAACTGATTGCCAGCTTCATCACGATAGTAGAAGTTCGTTACGTTGTGTGTTTCAACAGGCGTAAGATTTCCATCTTCGTAAACACGAACAATCGCTTTGATACCCAGCGGATCATTTGTGTCCGGCTGAATGGTAAGGAAAATACCATTCGCGTCATCGTACTGAGACAGAGAATAAAACAGACCAATGTCTTCGCTACGGAAAGGAACTTCCATAGGATCTTCAAAACCTGCATCACTAACCGGACGGAAAGTAGAAAGGTTGTTGAACATCGTTGCCATTACGCCACCAAACTTCGCATTAAGAGCAACGCGAGTTACGTTCAGGCGAGTAGCTTTGGTCATTAAAAGTTGCGCGATTAAAACGTTGTTGCCATACGGCCCTTCTGGATTACCGAGCTTTTCGCGAATCTCATCATCAGAAGTGATCACAAGATTTTTGCCAATTTCTCCTTTCGGGAAAGGCAGCACCAGTGTACAAAATCCGTTGGTTGCCAGTGTCGTTACATTCGACCTGTCATTTTCCATCGTGTACACACCAGCGCTAGGATGATCTGGTAGTAACATTATTTATCTCCAAACAGCGTGAAAACGTTGACTGTTTAAAATTAGCGTACCGGAACGTTTAATGCTGAATCACATGGATTCTTTGTTCAACTTCTGAAATCAAAACTGCTTCCGGAAGAGATCCAGTTAAAACAAACTGTCCAGTGATTTCAAAAAGCGTTGCGCCGAGTTGCATTTGAATTGGTTCCGCTGTGTCGATATGCAGGAAACCTTTTGTTGCTGGAAGCGCATAACCTTTCGGCCCAACAATGATCGAAGTGCTGTTATACACGCCGTCAGTTGGAACGCCTACAGCAGTAGTTTGAGATCGGATAACGCTGTTATGATTTTGCGTAACTTCACGAACACGCGAATCAACAACAAGCGTACGATCCAAACTTCTGTATCGTGTTTTCTTAAACATCAATCTTCCTCCGGAACGTAATCTTCTTCGCCTGTGTCGATTTCAGTTCGTACAGTGATTTCACCGTAGTTATTGATCTTCGCAGTATCCAGATTGAAACCGATTTTGCTTGTAACCTGAAAAGGAATTTCCAGTTCCATGCTTCCCGGCGTACTTCCTTCGTCGAGATCTTCGATGTTAGGAAACGGAATACTGTCACCTTCAATTAAAAATCTCACCGTCCATTTTGTTGTTGGCATTTCAAGTTCAAACGCTAACATTTCAACGGCATTAGCAATCATCAGTTGCTGCATAAACAACAGCGCCTGATCTAAGTGCATAAACTTAACGTAAAGGCTTCCGCTGAGCGTGACAGGCAAATAATAGTTACGCACAACGATAGCATTTGCAGGCTCATGTCCGATTGCATAGCCTGAACCAGCGCGACCAATATTTTTTGCGTTAGCGATCAGTTCACGATTCAAAGCAAAGTTATTTATTTTAAACCAGCCATAAGGATAGTCTGTGCTTTGATCAAACAGCGCACGTAAACCTTGCTTTGGGTTGTTGTGCGTACTAAAAACAAAACGATTCAATCCAAAGCCGCGTCTAATCTGACGTTGAACGCCAAACAAAGTTGCTTTGAGTGAAGTGCTTTGTTTCACGATAGCATTAATGCTCATCAGAAAATTCCTCACCGGAAAACAAAAAAGGGAGCCAATTGGCCCCCTTTCGAGTGCCCACGCGGGGCATACTACAGCAAGCGTAAACGCAGACCAGATGAGGACGATTCAAATTCACCGTCATCATTTGATTCTTCGTCTTCGCCATCGAACTCAACTTCGTCAAGTTCGTCTTCGTCCAAAAGAAGATCGTCGTCACTGTCGTCGGCTTCGTCTTCGTCTTCCGGTTCGCCTAAGCTAATGGAATGGAATTCGTCGTCACCATACAGTTCTTTCTGTTTTTCTTTTGAAGCATTTGTTTCCAGAGCAGCAGACAACGCAAGCACTGAATCAGCGAGTGACGAACCAGTTGAACTAACAGACTCACAAGGATTCGCACACATTTCTACGAAAGTGCTTGCTTCGATATTATCTGATAACTGGCAAGTTAAAAAGTCACTGCAATCAGGAGAGTTTACGGCTTGCATCAGAAGACGCGCCATATCATCCCACTGACCTTCACGCGCCGCAACAATTGCGAGAGCAGCTAGGGAACCTGTCAACGTTTTCATAAAAGTTCCTTAGATAAAAGAGGGAACACAATTTCTTGCATTCCCCACTTTAAAAAGTTTCGCAAAATTAATCACGAAACTTTCTGCCATTAAGAGCGCTGTGCTTTTGCTACTGAGCGAACGTTTGCCAGCGTGAAAGAGAACACGCTAGACAGCAGCCAGCCGCGATCAGTGTTACCCTGATTCGCGCCAGTAGTAGGCTGAGACTGAGTACCGCCGCGAGTGGTATACATCGCATGGTAATCCTGATCAGCAACAACGTACAGTTCGCCATCGTTCAGAACGCGATGTTCTGGAGCGCGGAAACCATCAGTTACCAGATCCAGACCCAGCAGAGTACCGAGGCGACCGGTAGTAATCAGTTCATACTTGCTCACTGGATCAAGAGCAGAAGTGAATTGATCGTTACCGATAATGTCGTTCCAGTAATCAGCAGCCAGAACAGCGGTACTTACAGGCATAGGCCACGCAGCAACTTGCTGTTTCAGAACAGACAGCAGGCGCGGAGTCAGTTCACCGTGAATGTAAGTTACCGGATTCGCCAGACCTACAGCGCGATCAGCAGCCTGTTTCCACATGCGGTCTTCACCGACCATGATAGATTGCAGACCATCTTGCTGAGCGCGATCCAGCAGATCACCGTTAATCTGTTCCAGATCCATACGCGAAACGCGGATGTTAGATTTCAGTTCGAACTCATCCGGAGTAAACACGCGTCCACGCAGTTGACGATAACCGAAATCGGTTGGGCCAGTTGCGATGATCGCTTGCGCTTGGTGAGTTTTCAGTTCGACACGCGGAACGTCGCCCTGACGAACGGTAGAACCTTTTGACAGTTTACGCAGCAGACCCTGACGTTCAGCACGGTCTTCGATAGAACCGACGATTGAAGCGCCGAGTGAATCCCACTTAGCACCAGAAGCATCAGCCGCAGCTTCTTCGATCAGTTGGCGGTTTTCTTCGCGGATTTCGTCGCGAGTCATACCGTTGTGTGATTCAGAAACTTCAACAATGTCGCCAGCTTTGGCAGCATTCAGCAGATCACCGATACGATACGCCAGATCTTTTTTGGACTGTGCGTTAATTTCGCCAGTGGATTCGGACAGAATACGTTCGCCGTTGATTTTCAGATCATGCAAAGGGCTACCGTCACGCAGGACAACACGAGCACCACGCAGTTGATTTTTCATTTGTTACTCCAGAAATTCTTTTTTCAGTTTTAATGTTTTTTGCGAGGTGTGTTACTTACACGCCCGGCGTTGCCAGTTCGAAGGTTGCATAACCGTTCGTGTGATCGGGAGCCTTCTTGATGATGATACCGCGCAGCAGAGTACCTTCACCGCCGATGGTCAGCTTACCGCCAGCGCCCAGCGATGGATTCAGAATCGCATCGTTAGACCAGTCAGCAGAAGCGTCGATCATGTTGGTAGAAACGTTACCCAGCTTGATGTAGCCAATGCGCTGTTGGATGTTAGAAGGCAGGCCGCCAACTGGTGCATCACCAGTGATAGCGCGAGCTTCACCAACAGTCAGTTCAGAAGCGTACTGAACGAAAACTTTTTTGCCAACGTCAGCAGCAGCAAACAGAACTTCCGCGCCGTTCAGTGCAACTTCACCAGCAGTTGCTGGAGCTTCTTCGCCTGCTTCAATATCAGCAGACTTGCCAGCGACTTTGATCAGCAGTTGCTTGTCAGTCGGCAGACGTTGCAGAGTGAAAGACTGAGTTGCGTCGATGGTGAACTCTTCAACGTAGATCTGGAACGCAGGTGGCATGTTACGAGCCAGCGCGAAACCTGCAAAGATTTCACCGGGAACGCCGCGAGAAAGTTTCAGGAAGTTTTTACCGTTCTCACGATGCCAAACCAGTGCAACACCTTCTTCATGGATAACTTCGCCCGGCAGCAGATCACCTTCCTGAGTCATCACAATATCAGTAGCGATTTGATACAACATAATTTTCTATCTCCGAAAAATTTAGTCTGAACTTTTATCAGTTCAATAACCGCGTCAGTCTATATTAGCGACCGAAGCGACGTTTCAGCCTTTCGTCGAAACTTGAGCCGCTGCGTTTTGCAGAGCTTTCAGATTCAACAGATTCATCCAAACTTTCTTCACGATCATTCGATACGCTAGGAACCTTCGGAGTTGATTTGTCAGTGCGAACAACACCCGCAGACTGAGCAACAGCTTCTGCGATTTCGTTCTGCGCGACTTCTGATTTAGTCATCAGTGCATCAGCCTGAGACAGTGAAGCGCGGAGAAGATCTTCGCCGTTGTTGATAAACGCACGTTCAACCAGTGGACGCGGATCAGCAACACCAGCACTACGCAGAGTCGCACACAGAGATTCAACAACAGGGTTGTTAGAATCGCGCCAGAAGTTACGAGTAATTCCCAGCATTGAAGTGGACAGCGCAGCTACGAAACGTTCGCGGTGAGTTGAGATTGCATCAGCAACGGTAGAGTTTACCGCAGCGCTTGCGCTTTCAATTTGTTCCTCTGCTTTAGCAGCCAGAACTTTACTCACTGAAAGTTGCATTACGAAAGGCTGGAAGCCAAACGCTTTGCAAGTTTCTTCGACGCCGTTGTTATGCAGTGATTTGCTAACAGCGCGAATGAAATCTTCACGGTCAAACACACGACGCGCTGAATCTTCACCAGCAGCAGCGCTATAGCTACTGAAAGTAGAAGAGGCAACTGGTACGCCGTCGAAGAACATGTGAACGGTAGGGATGCGACCGTTAGCAGAACGAGACAGAGAAACAAGGTTCGGATCTAAGTTAGCATGTTCAGCTTTAACAGCAGACAGGCTATCGAAAGAACGAACTTCGCTTTCGACTTCGGAGTTAGTCAGGCTACGCACTGAACTTTCAGATTCGATTTCTTCGTCTTCTTCATCGTCGAAATCATCATCTTCATCTTCGTCGTCTTCTTCGTCTTCAAATTCTTCTGCGTCGTCGAATTCATCATCGAACTCGTCATCATCAGAACTTGATTCGGATTCCAGTTCTTCGTCGTCGAACTCTTCGTCGTCGTCTTCGTCGTCTTCGTCACCAAAGTCTTCGTCGTCTTCTTCTTCGTCGTCGAACTCGTCTTCTTCCTCATCTTCTTCGTCATCATCAGAAGAAGTTGAGCTTTCGGAATCCTCTTCGTCCAGTTCTTCCTCGTCGTCGTCCAGACCGGTATCATCGTCGAGATCTTCTTCTTCGATAATATCGCTGGCGTCGTCTTCGTCACTGCTTTCGGAAGCAATGTCGATCAGAGGCGCTGAACAGTGAGCACAGAAAACTGTGTCGTCATCAGTTGCGATAGTGAAAGGCGCGGCGCAACTTGCAGAGCAAGAATAAACGTGCGCTTCCAGTTTACCGTTATCGCAAGACAGAGCCTGAATTTCTTCGGCTTCGATTGTCTTGGATTCACTGATTGGAAGTGAGCTGTAAGGATCGAAACGAACACCGTCGTTCATTGCAACGAAACTTGTTGCGGAACTAAGTGCAGTAACCAGATCCTGAGTGCGAATTGCGTTAGCGAGATTTGTTTTCGCTTCGTCCAGAGTCGCACCAACTGCTACCACAGAATTGCGAGATACCGATTCGGCATTCTCACTTTCCATGTGGTCAAGGATACGATCATCCGAAACTTCTTCCAGACTTGCAGAGCAAGACGGGCAGTGCGTTACGTTCGCGCTGCTATCACTAACGATGTGAGAACCACAACCATCTAAACAGATGTGATAATCAGCTTTTACGTTAGAGCTTGAAGATTCAGATTGGAATTCGGCTTGAGCAACCAACTCAGCATTTTCTTCCAGCAGCTTATTGCTGCCGTGTGGATCGAAAAGATCGACGCTGCTTTGTGAGGCATACGCGACACCGCTTTCTGACAGATAGAACATAGCGTTCTGACCTGTAGCAGTTTTGCGGAAGTTTTCGACTGCTTGAGCGTGGCTACCACCGACAGCGACAATCCCCGCCAAACGGGTTGCTTTAGGCATGGTAAAACCCTCTATAATAAGTCGGTTATCGACTCTTTAAAATTAATGTTTGCAGAAAAATAATGAGAAAAAATTAAATCTTTATCTTCTCAATATCTTCTTCCGGAATACAGCGATTTTCGAAATATTTAGCGACTATTTCGACGCCGTTGAGTGCGTAGACTTTACGCAAACTATCGCCCCAAACCATTAATTCTGCCAGAGTCGCGAAATGTTCCATTGCTAACGTATTCTTTCCCGCAGCAACGTTTCTGATTGGATGAATGTCTTTGCCAGCGATTGCCGCTTTGAACTTCATTCTATCCACGTTTCGCAGCATGGTATTATCAATAAAATGCGCTATTTCGTGTGTAACAACATGAGCAACGCTTTTGCTATTGAATCCACCCAACAGACGAATGATTTGTTTTGGATCTAAAATGATAACGCCATAACGTACGCCGTTGTGCATCACAGTAACGATATAACAACCGTCATTTGTGTTTCCTAGCCCAACATACAAACGTTTAAACGGCAACGCCATATTCAATCCAATCGCAGGCATCACGTTTGTTTGAATATCTTGCATCATGTAATCCGGAACAGGACGACCTTCAATGTTCGAACGAATACGCAATGAAAGGAACGTATCAAAGTTTTCAACTTCCGGATGCGCTTTACCGCACTTAGGAAGTTTCTTTATTTCGTAGTTGTTTGCGCTGCCGCCACCGTAAACAATGTTCGCATATTTCAGCGGCTTTAATTGCTTATAGTTGACGTGTTCCTTTTCCTGAATTTCTTGAGCGCGGCGAGTATTAGCCACAACCTCAGTCTCATTTGAGATCGGCGCAGGATCTGGAACTTGTTGTTTGGGTTCCGGAGGATTTTGTTTCGAAGGATACGCAGTCGGAACCGGTATCGTTTCTGAAACTTCTTTCGCTTTTGGCGCTTCCGAAACACCTTGTTCTGGTACATCGAAATTAAAATTTTCAGGAAAAAGTTTCAAAGGATTTGCAGTAAATTCTCGACTTTCTTCCCGGATAGTATTTCCCATATCAATCGACACAGGAATCACTTGAGTTTGTTTTGGGCTGGCAATATAAGCCACGCCATCACCAAACATCAGGCCAACAACATCGCGCGTTAGAACTTCAACGCCGTTAGCTCTCAGCGGTTCCCCGCCTAAATAACGATAGAAGTTAAAGTTTTTCATCGTGATTTAATCTGCATCAGTTGGTTAACTTCTGTTGCTGCACACGCAAACGCAGGATCATCAACGCTGCTACATTCGAAACCAGTAAGCAGCAAGCAGTTGCGATAAGCAAGACGGCCTGTACGCATATCAAGTTTCGTTGGCGTATTAAACGCAGTGTGCTCGCAGAAGTTACGCGCTTTCGGAGTTACAAGACGACCGCAGATACTGCACTCATACGCCTTGTAAGTTGTGCCTTTCGAGTAAGTGTTTAACTCACCAGAAAGAATACGGCGACAACGTTCTGGCTCCAGAGTACGGTCAAACGCCAGCAGCAAACTAAGCACCGCATGATTGCCACGAAATCCAATTAACGGACTCAGATGACTATCAAAAATAATTCCACGCGCTTTGGTGTAATCTTTGTTTGCGTGTTCGATAAACGTTGGTTTGCCTTTGAAAGTTTGGAACGCGAGTTTACCTTGATCCGGATTGAATCGCACCCATTCTTCTTTTGAGAAACCATCGCCGTTCGTGTTAGGCAATTCAGTAACGTTTACCGGAACAGGAACAATGATGTAATCGCGAATGTCTTTTGACGTGTTATAAATCTCAGCCGCTTTAGGCAACCACACGTTAATGTCCAGCGACAGATCGTTAGAACTACCGATGCGGCCACCAGCAATGCGAATGTTTTTGTTGTCACGACTCGCTTCTTCTTTGTGAAGATCGATAGGTGCCAAGCCAACATGTTGAGTCGAACTTAAATCGAAACTTTTGCTTTGCACATCGTGGCTCAAACTTTCAATCTGGTCACGCGTTACAGGCAAATCATTTCCACGCATACGAATAGTGGACATAAAATTTCCTTACTTGAATTTGTTTTGATTCTTTTTAGAGTCAACCAAAAGAACTAAACCTTCCGGAGCGACGTAATAATTGCCGCCAGAGTCTTTCAGGTTATAGAACAGTTTGCCTCGTTTGATAAAGGCACTAACCACTTTGGCATAAATGAATGATTCAGGATCTGCTTCAACGCGATACTCAACTTCCAGATTTGGATAGAACACGTCAAAACTTTTTGTACTGAACACCGGATTCTGCACACGCGAACATTCAACAAATTCCAGACCGTTGCAATGTTCAATCATGTATCCTGACTTTTCTTTTCCAATCAAAATACCCTTAACGGTTCCGCGTGTGGTGCCACCAATAGTTTCTTGTTTGTTCTGCCAAGCAAAGTTAACAATGTCACCGATGTTATAAGAGAAATCAAACGCTGGCATAAGTTATTACCGTAACGCAGATCGCGCCCAAGTTTTAGCAAGTTCCAATGACAAACGTTGCGGGTTATGCAACTTAACTTCGCCGTTGTGAACAGCCGTATAAGGATCGTTAGAGTTTTCGCCGCGACCGCTACGGAAAGCAGCTTCGTTAAAACCGTGGAACAGCGTAGAAATCCAGCCGCTACCTTTATCGTTTTGTTCACCGAGTTTTTTATCCCAGCGAATAACGCCACACGTTTCACCGCCCACGCAAACCAGATAACTGACTTTTTCATTGCCAGAGTAAATGTCTTTTGCTTTGTGCTTACGGAACGTTACACGGCCTGATTCAGATTTAACTTCTTCCTCTTGCTTCTGAGGAACTTTAGCAGCGACGGATTTTTGTTTCAGATCGTCAATGTCCAGAGTTGACCAGAAACTTTCAAACAGAGCCACCAGCTTGTTTGAAATTGGAATATCGTTGAGCAGATTAATCTGCGCGATAGTGCTTGATGGATCGTCGATGATTCGATTCAGGAAGAAACAACCAATCACAACAGGCAGTACGCTACGCTGCGCAGGTGAAGTTACGCCAGCAGCATTCAGATAACTATTGCTTAGGCCAACAGCCAGACGCGCAAGCACCATGAAAGTTTCTTTTTCAGATGCGTTGCAAATCGTCGCCATAAGACGCGCAGCAACAGAAGGATCAGCGGTGCGTTGTGCAAGCCCTTCGATTTCGACTTTTGAAAGCGAACGCCCAAGTTTCTTTTGGGCTGCAAGTTCGAAAGCGTTTTCGAGTTTGATTGCGTTGGATCGGTTCAGACTTTTTTCGAGTTTTTGAACTGTTTCTTCGGATGAAGAAGTAGAGCGCAAACCCGTATTTCTACGGGTTGCAGAAGATCGTCTTGTTACTGGCATAAAAACCTCTATTGAGATTCTTGCAACTTCTCCAGCAATCCAGACGTTTGAAGGGACTCATTCACATCCAGATTGCGGTGAGAACATAGTTGCGCGAAATAGTGAATCGCCTTGTCTATCATGCCAAGTTGTTCGCATGACTTATAAGCTATGTCTAAACACAATTCTAAATTACTTTGTGATGAGTCAAATAGGATAGGAGTTTGATTTTTTGCTGAAATTCCTTTTAGCGCTATTCCGAGTGCTAAAACGTAGTCACCAGTGCGCCAAAGTATGTCGGCATAGGTTCCGTATACCTCAGTGCGATCCGGACGCGCAGCAATAGCGGCATGAGAAGCGCTGATTGCTGTGTAGTTGTCGCCCATCATGTACGCAGCACAACTTAATTCAATGTTGATGTGCGCCAGATAATCTTTCCAGTTGCAGATGCGATGATTCAGTTTATCAACTTCCGCTTTTGCTTCTGCATACGCTTTCGGATCTTGCGTATTGATTACGCCGTAGCAAAGTTCACGCGCATAATAAAACACAGCACGTTCATCGCGTGGATTATCCATAACGTCTGCCGCAAGTTCAGCAGAGTAATCGCGAGGCTTATCGTAATCCGGATAATGCGTTGTGTGGAAATCTGCATCCACTTCAATAACAGGAAGATTATCAACCTGCATCAAAACTTCGTGCGCCCGATACTTCCACGCGTAACGTTTTTTCAAATACGCTTTGTGCTGGAAATAAACGCTTTCGCCGTTGTGCATATTGATGCGCACGGTATCGGGAACAGTAGGAAGAGATTTCAACGACGCCACCCATTCGGGATCGGAGAATCGTTCGTCAATATCCAGCCAGACCACCAAATCATCCGGGCCAAAAGGTTGCGCCGCAAGGTTTCGACTTTCACCTAAATTGCGACCGCCATTAGGATCAATGTCGTAAGCAAAGTGAAGTTCCGGATGATTGAAACGCTCGATGAATCTGACTGTATTATCTGTGCTGCCTGTATCAATGATCGAAATGGCATCAGCATTTTTAACATGCTCTAAAAACTCTGCCATATTCTTTTCTTCATTGCGACAGATCGCAGCTACGCACACACGCATAGAATTTCCTTAGATTTGAATGTTGCCGGAATCAGGCCAACGAATACCGTAACGCTCAGCAGCAGTAAACTTGATCAAAGTGAATTTGTCTAAATCCAGTTGACGCAAAGTTTGTCCTGTTGTGCTTCCGGGAATCGGAGTTTGTTTTGTTTCCGTAAAGAGTTTCAATTCGATCTCAACATCGCCAGCCAAATGCTTAGGCTTAAAGATTTGAGCCGTGTCTTCCAGCAGACCGCTAGGCAACGTTTCTTCAAAGAAAGTTTTCGTTGTCATAGTCAGACCGCTGTTTAAAACGGTTGGTGCAAACGCACGAATATCGTCATAGAAAAGTCTGTTCCATGAAGTGTTACCGATGAGCGTACGTTGCTTTTTAATGCGAGTTACTTTGCCTTCGGTTACTGCGCGGTACTGGTTGTAATACCAAGCCGCATAAACCATATAAACAGGTTTCAGATAATCCAGCGTTGAGAAATCAAATGCAGGCGCAATAACCATGCGATGCTCAGTGCGACCAATATCACGACGAAATATCTTGAGTGAATACTCATATCCGCGACGACAGTTGATCGTAATGTTGTTCACAACAGATTGCTGATAGCCATTCGTGAACGCATACGCAAAACAGTCCTGCCCGACAAATCCAGCAAGCGGCGTATAGATAAAACTCTCGCCATCGGTTGAAAGTTTTACCGTGCCGTGCTGCGGGTCACTGATAATGATCGGAGTTAAACGCCAGCCACGTTGAGCAGGAACTTTATCAAGAACTCCGTCAGTCGGAGAAAAAGAAGTTTCGAACTCACGCGCACCCTGAATAATGATAGAGCGCAGCGGGATTTCAAAATCAACATTGTTCGGAGTTTCTAGTGTCATTGGTGGGGCCACTGGAATATCGTTGCGCCAGAAGTCCACGACACACGGTTTAGAAATCATTACGTCACCTTGTATTTCTTTCTGAACTGGTCAGGCGTATAAATTGGAATTCCTTTATCCATCGCCTTTTGAACTTTGCCGCTACCGCTTCCCGGATCTTTCGCAATCAGAACAGTTGTATCTGCTTTCATGCTATCGCTTGCGGTGCCGCCCAACTCAGTGATACGTGCTTTAAGTTCTGCGTCACGTACGCCAGTAAATGCAACGTTAACGCCTTTGAGTGCAGAACTTTTCACAACAATTTTCTTCGGTGCATTAAGTTTTACACCAATTTCTTTTGCTGTGTTGTATCCGTTAATACATGCGTCTGCGATTTTCGGTGCCAGAGATTTGATACCATGAATGTTTCCAATCAAAGCATTCAGATCGCTAGAGCTACCACGGCGCAGAATCTTTTGAATGTCTGGAATCTGATCCACAACTTTATCAAAAGAGGTATTCGCACCACGCATATAATAAGGCGCAATAGATTTCAGCCACACGTTCAAATCAACGCCTGCTAAAAGTTTCTTGCTGAAACTTGCAACTTTCTTACCACGCGCATCGCCAAGAATTGTGCGTAAGGTTGTCAGGCCACAAAGAATCAATGCCTTTGGATCTTTAATGCCAGCTTCTACCAGCAGACGCGCACTGCTTTCACCTGCATCAGCATAGCCAACACTTGCCATAAAACTTTCAAGCAGTTTAGCTTCACTGGTTGATGTTTTCTTTTTAGCGCGGAACTCAACTCCATCCAGAGTATAAGGAACATCCGGAAGTTTTGGTTTTGATGCAGCGCGAACAATTTCCATGATGTATGGAATAACTTTGTTGCTGCGTACCAGTTTAACTTTCGCACCGGGGCCGAGTGGCATCTTTTTAGCAGGCGCTTTGTTTTTGCCTGTTGGTTTCAGATAGCCGTGCTGCACATAATATCCGTTGTGTCCGTTTGCGCGATTGATCGTAATGCCGCCGGGAACAACAACAGGTTCAACGATAACCACAGGAGCAAGCACACCGTATTTTGTTTCCTGATAAACAATATCTTTAACAGTAGCAATTACAACGTCAGCACTTGTGTTCATTTTGAATTTGAATTCGTGCTTCGGGTTTGTGCTTTTGCTTGCAGGTGAAGGAATGTTATCGCTCACAACCAAACCATCAAGTTCATATTTGGATTTGCGTACGCGATCTTCCAACAGCGCAACAAGTTGTTCTTCGCTAAGATCGTCAAATGGCCCAAAGTGGCGAACCACAGTGAAGCCATATTTTTTCAACGTTGCGAACTGTTG